ATATATATCTTGAAGATCGGGTACGACCGCTATTCCGCGCAATATCTGATCGACGACTTGAAGAACGCGGGCTGGCAGACGGACGACGTGTGGCAGGGTGAAAACCTTGCGCCCGTGATCCGCGAGTTTGAAGGCGTTATCAAGGACGGCAATTTCAAAATTGCCGACAATAACTTGTTGAAGGCGCACTTCCTCAACGTCGCATTGAAGCACAACATGGAAACGCGGAAGTTCCGTCCCGTGAAGATCGAACAGCGGGCGAGAATTGACGGCTTCGTTTCCGTGATCGACGCGCTGACCGTGCGGCAGAAATATTATAACGAAATCGGCGAAATGCTCAAAAATGCGGGGTGATAAAAACATGGGAGTTTTTGAAACTATCTTCCGGAAGCCGAAAGCCGACTTGAAGGCGGAAGGCTATTTCAAAATGCTAAACGGGTACACGCCCGTTTTCAGCAACGCGCCGGAAAGTATTTACGAAATGGAGCTTACACGCGCGGCGATACATTCGTTCGCGTCCTTCGCTTCAAAGCTGAAACCGGAGATCAGCGGCACGGCGCAAAAGAACCTTGAACGGACGTTGCAGTTCAAGCCTAATCCGTTCATGGATACATCGAAGTTCATTTACAGGATCGCGACGATCCTTTCGGTGAATAATACTTGCTTCATTGTTCCGATCGAAGATGAATTCGGCGGACTGATCGGGTATTATCCCCTGCTTCCTCAACGGTGCGAAGTTGTCGAGTACAACGGCGCACCGTTTTTGCGTTATACGTTCGGGAGCGGGCAGAAAGCCGCGATCGAGTTTGAACGCGTCGGCGTAATGACGCAGTTTCAATATACCGACGATTTCTTCGGAGAGAGTAACGCCGCGCTTCGCCCTACAATGCAGTTGATCCATACACAAAATCAAGGCATTATCAACGGCGTTAAAAATTCGGCTTCTATTCGCTTCTTGGCGAAGGTTGCAAATATGTTGAAGCCGGAGGACATCACAAAGGAGCGCAAGCGCTTCACGGCGGATAACCTTTCGGCGGAAAATCAATCGGGAATGGTGATCTACGACGCGAAGTTTGCTGACGTGAAGCCGATCGAAAGCAAGCCGTTCACGGTAAACGCCGCGCAGATGGCGCAGATCAACGAAAACGTGTTTAACTACTTCGGCACGAATGCGGGCATTCTGCAAAACAAATACACGGAGGACGAATGGAACGCGTATTACGAAGGCAAGATCGAACCTTTCGCGATCCAGCTTTCGCTTGTTATGTCGAATATGACGTACACGGCGCGGGAATTGTCCTTCGGGAACGCGATCACGTTTACCGCGAACCGCTTACAATACGCAAGCAATCAAACGAAGCTGAATATCAGCACACAGTTATTTGACCGCGGCTTGCTGAACCGCAACGGCGTTATGGACGTTTGGAACATGGCGCACGTTGAGGGCGGCGAGAAATATTATATCCGCAAGGAATACGCGGAAGTTTCAGAATTGGGAAAGGAGGTTACACCAAATGCCGGTAGTGAAGGAACGGGAGTACCGACAAATGTTCCAGCCGTTGATGATCCCGCAGGGGACGACGGAAAAGAGGTTTGACACCGATTTTTACGTTGAAGGCTTCGCGACAACGTTTGATAAACCGTATGTTATGTACGAATACGGCGGGATCAAATATTGTGAAGTGATCGACCGGAACGCGCTTGTCGGCGCGGACTTATCCGACGTTATTATGCAATTCGATCATTCGGGTATGGTTTTCGCCCGAAACAAGATGGCAAAGAACAAGCCGCCTTCCCTGCTTTTAGAGCCGCAGGAAAGCGGCTTGTTTATTGCGGCAAATTTGAGCCTTACGGAAGAAGCAAAGCGCCTATATGCAAGCATTGACGCGGGCTTAATTTGCAAAATGTCGTGGGCGTTCACGGTATCCGAGGACGCATATAACAAAGACACGCACACAAGAACGATCTTGAAGATCAAGAAGGTTTACGACGTTTCCGCCGTGAGTTATCCGGCGAACGCCGATACCGATATTTCCGCGCGTTCCTACTTCGACGGAGTGATCGAAGCAGAGAAGCGGGAGGCGTTAGCGCGGAAGGCACAAATCCTAAAAATCAAACTTATGATGGAGGTTTAACACAATGAGAATTAAAGAGATTGAAGCCCGTCTTGCGGCTATCAAGCAGGACATTGAAGCCCGTGGCGAGAGCATGACCGCCGAGGAAATCAACGCGCTGGAGCAGGAAACCGCACAGCTTACCGAAGAGCGCGCCGGACTGATTGCCGCCGCAGAGAAGCGCAACGGCATTCTTGACAATATTGCGAAGGGTGCGGGCATTGTTTCCCGTTCCTTCCAGCAGAACAACGGCGACGACAACGCCGCGCCCGATGATCCCTTCGGTACGCCCGAATATCGTTCCGCGTGGCTGAAAAACATTCGCCGCCTTCCGCTGAACGACGCAGAGAAGCGCGCATTCAGCAACGCCAGCGGCGCGGGTGCGGAGGTTATCCCGACGCAGACCGCGAACGAGATTATCAGCAAGGTAAAGACGCTTGCGCCTATGCTGAATGAAGTTACCCTTCTGCACGTCAAGGGCGCTGTAAAGTTCGCGATCGAAGGCACGAACAACGCCGCCGCGATCCACACCGAGAACGCAAGCATTACCGCCGCCGCTGACACGCTGACCACCGTTTCCCTTTCCGGTTATGAGATCGTCAAGCTGGTTCAGATTTCCGATACTGTAATGA